AATCTCAGATAAATGAAATTATTTCAATCATTGATAAACCTGTTTCAATCATTGATAAGCAAGTAAAAGAATATGACCAAATTAAGAAACGAGAGAAAGCAAAGAAATGTCTAGAAATATTTGAAGAACTTAACTGTAAATATGATTGGCTCGATTATAGCAAGATTAACAATCCTAAATGGTCTAATGCGACTTTTACATTGAAAAAAGTTCAAGAAGAAATTGAAGGAAAGCTTACACAAATTGAAAATGACTTAAATACATTATCAAGTCTTGAAGCGTATTCGTTTGAAGCAATTGAAGAATATAAGACATCACTTGATGTTGGAAGAGCAATTGCAGAAGGTCAAAGGCTTGTAGATATCCAAAAGAGAAAAGAAGAGATGGAACGCCAAAAAGCGGAGCAAGAACGAATTCAAAAAGAGAATGAGCGAAAAGCTCAGGAGTTAGCTCAGCAGCTTGCGAAGCAAGAACAGAAAAAGAAACTTGAAGAGCAACAGCAAGCAGATGCGGAAGAGGACCTTCCAGGAGAACATCAAGTTAAGACAGTAAAAGCTGAAGAAGCAGAACCAGCTGCTGCATGGATTAAATTTGAAGCAAAATTAACAACTGAACAAGCATACAAATTAAAAGACTTTTTCAAAGAAAATAAAATTGAATTTAGAGCTATTTAACAAATAAAAAAGGAGAAAAACAAATGAAGATGACAAACACATTAGTAACACAAAGAACTCAACAAGGAGGTTTAGCAACATATCTAACGAAAGATGTTGTAAAACAGCAAATAAATAACATTGTAGGTGAAAATGCTCAAAGATTTACAAGCGCAATTATTAGCGCAGTAACCGTTAACCAGGAATTGCAGAAATGTTCAAATCAAAGCATTTTATCAGGAGCATTATTAGGTGAAAGCTTGAAGCTCTCACCTTCTCCACAGCTGGGGCAATACTATTTGGTACCTTTTAGTAACAGACAAAAAGGCGAGGTTGCACAGTTTCAGCTCGGATACAAAGGATATATTCAGTTAGCGGTGCGTTCTGGCTATTATAGAAAGTTAAATGTTGTAGCTATAAAAGAAGGCGAATTAATAAAATTCAATCCGCTTACTGAAGAAATTGATGTAAGACTAATTGAAGATGAAGATATAAGAGAGAACACACCAACAATTGGTTATTATGCAATGTTTGAATACACAAACGGCTTTAGGAAAGCAATTTATTGGAGCAAAGCCAGAATGGAAGCGCACGCAAAGAAATATAGTGCTGGATATTCAAGAGACTTGCAGCGCGGAACTCAGTACACTTTCTGGAGCAAAGATTTTGACGCAATGGCTTATAAGACAATGCTAAGACAGTTGATCAGTAAATGGGGAATCATGTCAATTGATATGCAAAACGCAATAGAAAGTGATATGACAGTGATTAACGAAGATGGAAGTAAAGACTATGTAGACAATGCAGAAAATGTTATAGATGGACCTAGTAGCGCTGAATCAACAGCAGAAGCAACAGAACAGCCACAGAACGCAATCAAAGACGATAGTCGAACAAATACCCAACAAGATGTCGCAAGTGCGTTATTCGGCAAATAAAGCACTTTTAACATATAAGAGAAGTAATGAATTACTTCCCAACAGCAAAAAGAAAAGGAGAAAAATAATGAATATTATTAAAAATGCAAATTACAAAAGCTGTCACATTCAGATAGAAAGAGACGTTAAAGAAAACGAATATAATGTAGTGGTCACAGATGCAAATAATCATAAATGGGTTGAAAGCTTTGCAACTGAGTTAGAAGCTACTCAGTGGGCAGTATCAAAAGCTGAGTGGTGCGACAGACAAGCATATGACTACAAATAAAGAGCAAAAAAAGGAGATAAATAACATGAACAAAGTAATTTTAATGGGACGTTTAACAAGAGATGCAGATGTAAAAGTATCAAGCACAGGGATGTCAATTGCAAGGTTCAGCCTTGCAGTTGATAGAAGATTTAAAAAAGAAGGTGAACAAACATGTGATTTTATTAGTTGCGTAGCTTTTTCCAAAACTGCTGAATTCTTAGAAAAATACGGTAAAAAAGGCGTGAAATTTGTCGTTGAAGGTTCAATTCAAACTGGCAGCTACACCAATAAAGAAGGTCAGAAGGTTTATACGACTGACGTCCTGGTACAATCTGTTGAATTTGCAGAAAGTAAAAACAGTGCTCAAACATATCAAAGCGTAGAACCTCAAAAAGCTGAGTTCGTAGCAGTCGACGAAATTGACGACGAGGAGCTTCCTTTTGCATAATTCAAAGCTTGGAAAACTCTTTGAAGATAGATTCACTCAATACCTTTATTCTCGAGGGTATTGGGTGACTTTTTTGGAGCGAAATCGCAGAGGGCAACAGCCTTTTGACTTTGTTGGTGCAAAAGATGGAAGAGTTGTTGTTGGAGATTGTAAAACTTGCAAGAAGGACTATATTGGTATTGATCGCTTGGAATTTGACCAAATTGCAAGTTTTGAGAAGTACTTAAAACGTGGCAACTCAAATTGCATTGTCGCAGTTGAGCACGATAATAATATTTATAAAGTCGATTATGTGAAATTAAAGGAACTGCAAAAGATATGTTTTGACGATACTAAAAATTGTACATTATTATTAAAAGGTGAGCGCTAGCGCTTGCCTTTTTGTACTTGTTACACAAAAAATAAAAAGTTTGCAAAAAACTATTGCAAAGTACTTTGTAAGATGTTAATATATAATTGTTCTAAAGGAACAAAGAAAACACGAAAGTAAAGGAGATTTTAAAAATGACAAATTGGGATAAATTTAGAAAAGTCAAAGAAGATACTGAAAAAATTCCAACAGTTAAGGCGATACCAATAGAAGAAGTTGAAAAAAGCAATTGAAATAATGCAAAACATGTCAACTTCTTTCGGAATATACATTGGTAGAGCAGATGCATTAGAAATAATATACAAAATATTAGAAAGCGGGGAACAAAAATGACAAATTTCGAGAAATATAAAGGCGAGCTGATGAAAATTGAAGGAAGCTTCGCTGTTAATAAAAATACTAGAAAAATTGTAGAATGTGACTTCACAGATAGTATAGAATGTGAAGATTGTATATTCAATTCAACGTGTTGTTTTGAAAGCGATAAAATAAAATGGTTATATAAAGAGTACGAACCACCTGTATTATCGGGTGGCGAACTTGAATTGATAAAAGCTATTAGTAAAGCTACAAACAAAGACTATAAATACCTTGCAAGACAAGACGGAAAAATATATCTTTTTACCAACAAACCATTTGTGCATCGTGGTGCTTTTGGGAACTCTTATACAAGTAACAATTATTTTGCTTATATTTCGGATAGAGATGAAATATTATTCCAAAATATCGAAAACGAAATTGGAATATACGACATCGAAAATAAAATATTTATAGAGGGAGAATAAACAATGATAACAGTAGGAGATTTTAAATTGCGCAGAGTTTAGGAATAAAGAACCTGCACAGTTTTTCCTTAAAAAATTAGACAAGTCATTTGGCAAATGTTATGATTTTTGGATTGAAGAGCAATCTGGAGTAACGAAAATAATTAAATGAACGAATTATAAAACAAAAAAGGAGAACAAGACAAATGTTGAAAAATGATATATTAAGAAGATTACAAAAGGAAGGGCTAGCAATTATAGAATTGCATGAAAAACTAAATGAATTAAACATAAAACACACTTTTGTAGATAGAAAGCAAAAACAAATAACAATGATAAAAAAAGAAGACACAGGACTTAAAAGAGAAGAATTGATTAATGCTATAAATGACATGACACCTTTTGATTATCAAATCACTTTAAAAGAGAATGGTAATAGAATTTCGTTGATTCAAAGTCCTTACTTGTACGGAGTTACAAATAATATAATTGAAGTTTATAACTTCCAGCATGAACCAATTACATTAACATGCAATGCAGCAGTTGACTTGATTCGTAATAAAAAATAAATGAGCGAATTATAAAAATTAATGAAGAATTATAAGACAAAAAAAGGAGAATGAAATGGAAATCGAAGTAAGTGAAGTAATAAGAATAAAAGGATGTACCGAGAATCAAAAGAAAGCTTTTGTAAAGAAGTATCAGGTAGTAAATCCGGAATATATCACAAAGCAAAGACTAAATAAAAGACTGTTTGGTACACCTAAATATCTAGATATTGCCAAAGTTGTGGGAGACGAGGTTATTCTCCCTCATGGAATTATCTCAGAATTAAAAAATGGGGTTGAAATAGTAGAAAAATACTCAGATTTTGAACCGGTTGAATACAATTCTAAAATAGAGTTGCGAGACTACCAGCAAAAAGCAATTGATGCAGCAGTTAATCAAGTTTGTGGAGTGTTGCAACTTCCTTGCGGAGCTGGTAAAACAATGATTGGATTGGGGTTAATAGCCCAGATCGGCGGTCGTGCTTTATGGCTCACCAATAAAAAGGAACTGCTGCAGCAAGCAAAAGAAAGAGCAAAGCAATACTTTAATTGTGATAAATCATATTTCGGCACAATAACCGAGGGCAAAGAAAACGCAAGCAAGCTGACATTTGCAACGGTGCAAACTTTAGCAACTAAGGATCTAGACGATTATAAAGATTATTTCGACATTGTAATTGTCGACGAATGTCACCACTGTGTTGGCACTGTTAAAAGTATGGGACAATTCGACAAAGTACTATCTAAATTAAATTGCAAATACAAATTTGGTTTGACTGCAACACCAAAACGCGATGACGGTCTTGAAAAGGCTATGTATTGTATTTTAGGAAGTACTTGTTTTGAATTATCAAAAGATGATATTGCAGAAAACTTTTGCCCAGTAACTGTTGCAAGATTTGACGCAAAATACGACGATCAAGGAAGCATATATATTGACGATATAGACGAAATAACCGACATTGACGGAACTCTTAACCCTACCAAGTTGGGAGACTTCTTAAGCGACAATAAAGTGCGAAATAAGGGCATTGTGGAAATTCTTAAGAACTTAAAAGGCGAACCAACACTTGTTTTATCTGCTCGAACAAAACATTTGCAGAATTTAAAAGAGTTATACGACAATGAAGTAAAAGGCATATCGGCTTATATTGACGGGAAAATGACAAGCAAAAAAGCCAAGGCAGAACGTCAACAGATACTTGACGATATGAGAGAGGGTAATATTGATGTTTTATTTGCCACTTATACGTTGGCAAAAGAAGGGTTAGACATTCCAATTCTACACAATGTTATGTTAGCATATCCAACAAAAAACGAAACTACAATAACTCAGAGCTGTGGCAGAGTTGAAAGAGTGCATCCGAATAAGAAACGTGGTTTTGTTATTGACATAGAGGATGATGAAAGAATATTTAAAAGGTATCGCCAAACTAGAAATCGCATTTACAAACGATTGAATTACGAATCATAAAATTAAAAATATCTTGCAAACTTCTTTACAATGTGATAATATTGCAATAAGGAAGTTTGCAAAGGAGAAAATTAATGGACAACGAAAAGAAATTAAATGAAAATATATTAAATGCTGTAAAAGAAGGAGAAAAGAAACGATTACAGTATTTAAACGAAAAAGCATTGCTAAGCGTTAACGAAATCGGTAATTACGTTTCAGAGGACGACTGGAGCGAAGGCAATTTTGCGGATAGATTGTCTAACTTATATGGTACAGACTTAAAATATAACCACGATACAAAATCATGGTTAATATGGTCCGGAAACGTTTGGAAAGTCGATAAAGACAGAAAAGTACAACAGATTATCGAAGGCAATTCAGAGGTTTTGAATAAAATCATTGCTTCTTATGATAAAATGATTTTAGACACTGAAGGAGATCAAGATTTAAAGTCTGCAAACGCAAAAATGAAGCATACTAGAGCAGATGTAAAAAAATTGTATAATCGTTTACGAAGTTCCAAGGGAATAACGAGTGTTGACGAACTGCTGCAAAATCGCGAATGTTTTGTGACGCGTCAAGATAGCTATGATAAAGACGATTGGTTAATAAATGCAAGGGATTGTGTTTATAAATTAGACGACGACGAAAATCCAATCCGAGAACATGACAGAAAGTACCTGTGCACTAAAATCATGGATTTAGAAATAAATTCAGAAAACGCGCAAGAACCACCAGTAACATGGCTTAAATTTTTAAGCGATATTTCAAACGGTCGTCAAGATTGGATTGATTATTTGCAAAAAGTGCTAGGCTACTGCCTTACCGGCGACACTTCAGAGCAAAAGATTTTCTTCTTTTACGGCGATGGTGCCAACGGGAAAAGTACACTTTGCAATGTGATACGCGATATATTTGGTGGATATGCTAAGAGTGTTAGGCCTTCCATAATTGCAAATAATAACAAGAACGACAGTCCCGATCAGGCCAATAGTGAACTTGCCAGCTTGCCAAATATAAGGCTAGCACTAGCCGAAGAAAGCTCGCAAGGTGTGAGCTTAGATGAAGCAACTGTGAAACAAATAACCGGCGGTACTGAAATATCTACCCGTAAACTTTATGCAGATACATTCCAATTTACGCCAAAATTTAAATTAATCATGTGTACAAATCATAAGCCAAGAATATCGGGCAACGATTACGGCATATGGAGACGTGTGATTTTAATACCATTTGATAGAATTTTTAAGGAAAATGAAAAAGATAAAACTTTGGGAGAAAAGCTTAAAAAGGAATATCCTCAAATTTTAAACTGGATTATCAACGGATTTTATTCTTGGCAAGCTGACGGACTTGACGACAAGCCACAATGTATACAAGATGCGATTTCAGAGTACAAAGACGACGAAAATCCTTTGTCAGACTTTACTGCAATTTGTTTGAAATTGGACGAAAGTGAAGAGGTTAAAAGCGGCGATTTATGGAAGGTTTACGACTTATTTTGCGCAGATGAGCAAATAAGGAATTCGATAAGTCAAACGACATTCGGCAAAATTATCAGAGCACTGCCAGGAGTAAAGAAATTAAGAAAACGCGACGGAATATATTACAGCGGCTTAACATTTACAGACCGCGCGATTGAATTAATGAACCCATTCGACAATAAAGGTTATACTGTTTACAGTGGCGAAAGAATAAAGAAAGCAAAATAATTTACAATTGAGTATTGCAAAACACTTTATAACATGTTAATATATAGAGGAAGTAAAAATTACTTCCTAAGTATTAAAATAAAGGAGAGAAAACAAATGAACAAATTAGAAAAGGAATTTATTGAAGGAATCAAAGAAGAAATTGATTTATTATCTGATGATTACAAAATAGCCGAGCAGCAGTGTAAAGCTGGGAAATATAATAAAATAGCAATGCAAGACGATTTTATGCTATACGCCAACTTTGCTGCCTGGTATTTGAAATATTGTAAACGTAGAAACGTATCTGATGAAGGTATGGCGGATTTAAAAGAATTTATAGAAGCAAAGGAGAAATAAAAGAAATGAGAGCGTTAGAGAAACCATATAAGGTGAAAAATAGTGAAGTAAGAGAACTAATGACAACAACAGAGTTTGCTAATCTTGTAGGAGTTAACAAATTCGCAATAATTAGAGATTGTAACAAAGGTTATTTGCCTTGCTTTAAGTTATCGAACAGATTCGTTATTTTAGCGAAAGATTATTTTGAAAGAGAGGAAGAAGGAGAATAAAAATGAAAATTATAATGACAATCAGAGAATGGAAAGAATTAATGAAAGACGGTAATAAGACAATACAGCAATATTTTGAAGTTGGCGAAAGAAACGGAGAGTATATATCGCTTTCGCAAAAAGGCGAAGTGTTCGCGTATGATTTAGCGCGAAAAACATATGTATACTATAAGCTTGACGAAAACACCGAAACAGTTACATTTGACGTTGAAGCGCTAGAGTTAAGAGACGACTTGATAAGAGCAAGCATATTCAAGGAAATAGAAAAAATAGTTGATACATCAAAATGTTTAAAATATTTATAAAAAGGGAACGAAAAAATGAAAAGCAAAATCAATGATTTAAACGCATTAATTTTAAAATGTAGCGCAACAGAAGACGAAAAGGCGTTGATGCTGGATGCATTACTTGAAATAGAGCAAAAACGTAGACAAATAGAAATAATGATTGAAGACTTCCAAGAGAGAGGTCAATAAGTAGAAAATACGCGTAAATCATGTTATAATAAAAGCAAGGACAAATGAGTCCTTGCTTATTTTGATTGAAAGGAGATTCTACATAAATGGGATTATCAAAAGACCCGAAGAAACGCGAAAAACAGCTTCAAAATATTAGAAACCCCAAGACAAAAGAACAAAGGCAGAAGTGGGGGAAGCTAGGAGCAGAAAAAGCACGTCAAAATAGACAAATTAGGCGAACTATGTCACAGATCGCAAGCGAATTGTTAGTTCGTGGAATAACAAAGCCGGAAGACATCCCGCTTGAAATGAAAGAAACTCTTAAATTGCTAGGTGGGCGAGATGACGACATAACACTCGGAGAGATTGCCGTTGTCGGTCAAATCCGTTCAGCAAGCAACGGAAACTCTAACGCTATTAAATGGCTCCAGGAACAAGAGCAAAAGGAAATTGCAAAGAACAGTAAAAAGAACTATTCTTGGCACATCCCTATCACTGATATAACTTCTGACTGGGTAGAAGTGTACAGAAACGTGCACGAAGCTTATGAAACCGGTAGATATACTGAAGTAATTTCAAAAGGTGGGCGCGGTTCTATAAAATCTAACTTTTGGGCGGAAATAGCTTACGAAACAATTCGGCAAGACCCAAGAGCGCATGTCGTTTACACCAGAAGATTTAAATCTGATTTGCACGACACAGTTTATAATCAATTCGTTAAAACGATTTACCGATACAACGATTCGGAGAATTGGGAACTAAAAAAGCAGCCTTTACTTTGTGAGTACAAACCAACAGGGCAAAAGGTATATTTTTATGGATGTGACAATCCTCAAGGCTTAAAGTCTCAGACCGTGCCCTTTGGATATGTTAAATTGCTAATACACGAAGAGTGTGACGAAATGTTAGGCATTGATCAAATGAATAGTGTGCAAGACACTTTGCTGAGGACCCAAGGTTACAGAAACGTACATCAGCTTGACGTTAAAATATTCAATCCGCCAAAGGCGAAAAACAACTTTATGAATGAGTATACTGCCTTAAAAGATTCAGAAGATAAGGAAACTACGCAAACACTTGTGTGCCATTCATACTATTACAATGTGCCTAGATCCTGGCTCGGTGATACATTCTTCAAAAATGCAGAATGGAATAAAATTAATCGTCCGGAATATTACAAGAATAACTATCTAGGTATTCCAGTTGGCACAGGCGGAGCAATCTTTGAAAATATCGAAGAAAGAAAAATCAGCAAAGAAGAAATTGATAGCTTTGAAGGCGAAAAGCTGTACGGACTTGACTTTGGCTATAATCATCCACAAACTTTTATTATTTCACATTATGACGTCGAAACTGATACAGTTTATTGTCTTTATGAACAGTTTTCACGCAAATGTAAAAACTCAACTTTTGCAAGGAAAATAAACGCGTTTAAAAATCACGAAATCATTTGTGATTCAGCAAGACCAGATGGAATTGCAGAACTAAAAGATTGGGGCTTTAATGTAGTGGGTGCAGTAAAACGTTGGGAAAATAAAGGACGCGCTTACTCTTGGGAATGGTTGCAGCAAAGAAGAAAAATTGTTATAGACAAAGAACGTTGTCCTCATTTGCACCATGAATTAACAACGCTCGAGTTTAAACAGTTAAAAGATGGTACTTTTTCAAGCGAATTCCCAGATCTAGGCGAAGATTGCGTAATGGCACTTATTTATTCGCTGAACCGTGTAATTATTTCACATCCGATTTATGAAGATGATTTCAATGACTACTTAGATAATTTTGATGATGACGACGAAATTTAAATAGAAAAGGAGATAATGAATGAGTTTTATAAGTTCAATTTTAAACTATTTTAGGAACTTGACTAAAAAAGAATATCAACAGAAATCTGCAAAGGAAGTAGCAAGTGACTACTTTTTAATTGACGATATGTCAGTAACTTCGATGATGGCGGAACGCGTCAGCACTTTAGCTTTAGCAGATTGCGAAATAAAAGTTGACGGAGAGAGCAAAGTTGCCCAGGAATTAAATAAAATAATGCATGATTTTAACGAAACTAAACTCCAAACAGTGTCGGAACTATGTTTAGGAACGGGAGACGTTTTAGTGCGACCTACAACAGATGGAAACGAAATCGGCTTTGACATAATTTCTAACGAGAATTTTCGTGTTATATCTTCGGTAGGTGGCAATTTAAAAGCTGTTATTATCAAGTGCGCAGAGCAAAAGAAGTCGAGCGGAATATTTGAACGTTGGGAGCTTCAAGAATTACTTAAAGACGAGAACGGTATTCCATACTTGGAAATATCGCAGCATGTATTCAAAAATGGCAAACCATATCCTATAAAATTAACACAGTGGGCAAATATGGAAGCGCCAACAAGAATTGCAAACTGTAATCAATTGTTAGTTGCTAGATTTAAAAATATAAAAACAAATAGAGCAAACGTAAATTCTGACGTTGGTGTGCCAATTACGTTCGGTGCTGAGAAAGTAGTTAAAAGAGTTGCAAAGTCTTACAACGATTTAAATGCAGAATTTGACAAGTCGCAAAAGTGGATATTTGCGGACAGAACACTTTTTAGACCGATTGAAAAGGTAATTAACGGACATACCTATAGAAAGAGAGTTTTACCAAAGGATTCCAATATTGTGCAGACAAATAGCGCTGGAAATGTCGGGGGTGCTCCAATGCTCCAGGAATTTAACCCAACGATTAGAATAAATGAGTACGAGCAAGGACTTGAAAGAAATTTGCGCATGTTAGAGATGGTTTGCGGATTTTCTGAAGGCTTGTTGACAAAATCAACAATAACTTATAGTAATACAGATGAAGTTCGTAAAAGTACACAACAAACTTATGCTTTTATCACAAAATACCGTCAAATGTTACAAAACAGCTTGAAGATTTTATTGGGTTCTTTGTGCATATTGTACGAAGTTAACAATAACGTCGATACCTCTGACGTTGTGCTAGATTACGATTGGTCAGATGCGTATGTTGAAAGTATGACAGATAGATTTAACCAATTAGTGCAGGGCGAAACAGTTGGAGCAATTGGAAAAGCTGAGTTAAGAAGCTGGCTAATGAATGAGCCAATAGAAGTATCAAAGCAAAAAGTTGCTGAAATTGTGCAAGATGACGAAATTAAACTAGACAATGATATAAATATTGCAGAATAAGACGAAATACTATGTTGCAAATTTGTATAATCTGCCTATTGCAAAGTAACTTACATAGTATTATTATATAAGAGAAGTTAAGAAATACAACGACTTGAGGAAGGATAACCGCGGAAGTCAAAGAGCGTGGCAACTCTTTGGTGGATAGCCAACAAAATGTTGAATTTTAAGACTTCGCTGTATAAATGTGCAAATAAAAGGTATATTTAAGTATTACAAATTTATTACATTGTGGAGACAATTGAAATACTCACACACAAACAAAAGCAAATTACTTCTAATAGAAAGGCAGAGACTTTAGTTCTCTGCTTTTTCTTTTATGAAAGGAAAATATATGAATGATGACAAAATTTTTACAGATATTCTTGAAGCATTCGAGAAACTGACGAGCCACTATAACTATATTATATTAGTAAAGCTTGCATTAGCTTTATTGGATGAAAACGAATTTATTCAACGAGATTTTCTGAAAAACGCAAAGAAATATAAAGAAGATATTACAAAGCTGGCGAAAGAACTACGCGATCAATACGAATCAGCATTTGAATTTTATCTTGAAGAAATAAGAGAGCAGAGTAACAAAAAAATAAGTGCAGCAGCTTCAAGAATGGCTTTTAAGGAATTAGATAAACAATCCTTGCATAAACTAAATAAAGGCGCATATGAAGGACTTAACGCGTTTTTAGAACATACTAGGAACGATTATGTTGTCGTAAATGGTGAAAAGATTCCTGTGATAGATGCATATGCGCAACTGTTGCAAAAGAAAGCGACACTAAGCAAGGGAGATTCTGCAAATAAACTAATTAAAAAGATGGTTGGCGAAATGTTAGCGAATGAAATAAGAGTGACTAACAATGATAAAAATATAAGGCTTGATACTTGTGTTAGACGAGATTTACTTGACACGTTTAGGAACTACCAAAACGATTATCGCATGAACCTTGGTAAACAATTAGGCCTTGACGGAATAGAAATCACAGTGCACGGCAATTGTGCTCCGGATCATGTCGGGATACAAGGCCATAGATATTCTATTGCAGAATTTAACAAACTACAAGACAGTCTAACAAGACCGATTTCAACGTGCAATTGTTATCACACATTCTTCCCTTGTAAGCTAAGTGGACCATCCACTTACGCACAGAAGGAACTTGACGAGATACGCCGCAAGTCTGCCAAAAAAGTAACATATACGGACAGTGCTGGAGAGTTGCGAACATGCACCAGGTACGAAGGCACTCAAGAGCTAAGACGTCAAGAAACTGCAATGCGAAGGTTAGATGATAAAATAAAGATGTGCGAACGTGCTGGGCTTAGTACAAACAAAATGAAGGCCGTGCGCAGTCGACAGTTAAAGCGCTATCGCCAAACTGCGAAGAGCATGGGACTGCCAACATCAGAGAATAGAACAAGAAGTTATATGTAAAACAAAAGGGAAGTTTATCACTTCCCTTCTTTTTTATTGGCATAACCAACAACACGTACACTCTTCTTCTTTATCCTCGATTGCGTGACATTTTCCTTTAAAATAAAACTCACAATCAACTTCCCTGGTCTCTTTTTCGTCTCGTTTTTTATCAGAGCCGACCTCGTTTAAGTTGCCAAATACGTCGAATAAATCTAATTGTTCCATGTTTTCACTCTCCTAAAAATGTATAAATATTCATTTTTTATGTATAATTATTCATTTTAAACTATACACAACTATTCACAAAGTACAAAATACTTTGCAATAATATTGTAAATCATAGTAAAAATGTTGTCAAGTACTTTGCTAAAACGTCCTAAAGTTTTCGTAAATTTTCGTACATTGTAAAGTTGTTTGAAAGAGGTGTACCGTTTTGTGTAGGGTTTGTGTAGGGTTTGTGTAGGGTTTGGTGTATAGTTGAGCCCAGTGTTTTCAAGGCGTGTGTAGGGTATGTAGGGTTTTTCTCTAAAACTTTCTATATAGGAAAAATTTTCCTTATTATTTTTTTATAATTATAAAAGAATGTGAAAAAACTATACACACTATACACACTTTTGCCTGAAACCCAGTGTTTTCAAGGCTTCCAAGGGTGTGTAGGGTTTTAAAAAACTATACACACTTATTTTTTATACATTTTTGCATAAAATTTATGCATTTATACATTTTTATTTTATACATAAAAATATTTTAAAAAGGTATTGCAAAGTGTTTTGCAATGTGATAGTATAATAATTGATAGAAATAATTGCGTTTAAAAGGAGAATGACAAATGATAAGAACGATTGGAAGATATCCACATGAATCAGATTTACAACTTGAGGAAAGAATTAACTTAACACTAATGTGTGACGCTGCACAGGACCTTATATTGCAACGCAAATTCAATGACGAAACTGCTGCATTCACTTGCGTTATGAAATTAAAATATTTTGAATGCATAAAGATTGATAAGCTCTTTGATGTATTGGTGCTTAATAAAGATCAGCGCAGCAATGTTGCACTTAATATTAAAATAACATGCGAACAATGGAAGGCATTATACGAAACATATAGCACTGTTAATGAATGGGCAGTTGACATTGATAATAATTGTATAATTAATATACAGGATGACAGACAGTTGAGGATTCCAAAATATTGCGCTAAGCTATGGCAATATGATGGTGATCCGTATAATCAACGTATCATTGACGAGAGATTAATTCGTTATATCGTCGCCAAAGACATATTAAAGCATAATCGCCGAAATAAGACACTTTAAGCAGTTAGGCGAACAATTTTAGCTTTAAAGGGTTAGGATTGCGATATAGTGGCAAATTTAAACAAATACGGTACAATCTGCAATATTTTATTATTGCGATTTGCTAAGAAAAGAGAAAAGGAGAAAAAGTCTTATATGATACTTGACATTATACTGAGTATATGATACTATAATCATGCAAGATAAATTGCTATCTTGCTTCCGTGTATTTTTTAAACTCCTCTTACTTTTTATTATAATTATTTGATAGTATAAATTTATGACACGCTCCGGCAGCCCCAAATAGCGGAAGGTGCAACTCCTTTGGGAGCGTTTTGCCTTATTGGCATTTTAGTACCTCGTTTTTCTTAATTTAATTTTTATGCTAGGCACTATCATTTGATGGTGCTCTGCATAAAACTTAAATTTACACGGTTTAAGTTTTAGTTTTTTTCTTGCTACGATTTAATTGTTTTAATTCTCCTTATCCCCGATACTATAGAGAGACTAAGTGTAAGTTAAATACTTGCGCTTGGTCTTTTTTTGTGCTACAATAGATTTGGAAACCGACGTGATGTCGTAGGTCACGTAAAAAATAAAAACGTTAGGAGATATCCATATGAATAGAAACTTTTTAGAAACTTTAGGGCTTGAAAAAGATATGATTGATAAAATCATGGCTGAACATGGCAAAAGTATCAACGAGAAAAACGAAGAATTAAATACTTTGCAAAGTAAAGTTGACGAACTTACCGAAAAAGTAGGAGATTCTGACGAAACAAAACAGAAACATGATGAACTAGCTAGCCAAGTTGCTGAATTGATGCAGCAGTTAAAAGAAAAAGACGAAAAAGAGCAGCAAGAACAAGAGAGAAAAGAACAAGAGAAAAAAGATAAAGCTTTGTCAGACAAAGTTAATGAAGTTTTAAAAGATAAAACTTTTGTTAACGATTTCACTAAAAATGCAATTGCAAACGAACTTAAAAACAAATTAAAAGACGACGAAAATACGGATCTAGCCAAGTCGCTCGAAGAAATGACAAAGGATTCAGATAATATTTTCGCCAGCAAACACAAACAAGGCTTAAATATTCCGCCAACTGAAGGTGGCGAGGGCGAAGAAGATAAAAACGAAAAACTTATTCGCAAAGTTATGGGTCTTGACTAAGAAAGGAATATATCATGGCAAATCAAATTACAAAATTTACTAAATATTTAACATTATTAGATGAAGTTTATAAAAAAGAAAGTGTAACATCAGTGTTGGACACTGACGATTCTTTGGTACAGGAAGGTTCTAATGCGCATACACTTAAAATTCCAAAAATCACATTAGACGGTCTTGCAGATTACTCAAGAAGTGGTGGTTATGTCGGTGGTGATGCAAACTTATCATTTGAGGAAAAAACATTTAACTATGAACGTGGAAGAAAATTCACAGTTGATGCAGTCGACGACATTGACACAGTTGGTTTAATGTCTGCGAACATCATGGCAACATTTTTACGTGAAAAAGTTGTTCCGGAAGTTGATGCATTTAGATTTGCAAAATATTGTTCACTCGCTCCAACTGGAAATAAAGTTGCCGAGACAATAACTGCTGCAAATGTAATCGAAAAAATTACTGACGGTGTATCCAAATTAGATGATGCGGAAGTACCCGAGGAAGACAGATATTTATTTGTCACTCCAGCAATTAAACGAATGATTGATAATCTTGATACAACAAAATCAAGAGCAATTTTAGATGATTTTGAAGGTAAAATCTATACTGTTCCACAATCACGTTTCCAAACTGCAATTGATCTAGTTGGAAATGGCGCTGGTGGTTACACATCACATGTCGCAACTGCAAGCGGCGACTATAACGGCGCAAATATTAACTTTATGATTGTTGGCAAATCTGCATTAATTCAGTTTGCAAAACATGTTGTTAACAAAGTCGTTGCTCCTGAGGAAAACCAAACATCTGACGGTTGGATGTTCTTCTATCGCGAAAACGGTATTGCAGAAGCTAAAGACAATAAAAAAGCAAGCATTTACGTTTCTCATGTAACACCAACTGCCTACTCTGCTTAACAGAAAGGAATCTTATAACATGAACGACAATAAAATAACAGTTGTCGGTGAAGTAAAATATGCGCACTTGCAAAAGAGTGCGCAGACTTCTAAAAAATCGACATCGAAGAAAACTGAAACTAAAAAAGACAAGTAGGTGATTATATGTATATCACTTTAGAAACGTTCCAAGGGTTAGGTTATTCGATAACCGACACGTCAAAATTTGAAATCTTAGAATATGCTGCGCAGCAGATTTTGAATTTATGTACGTTTGATAGATTGATTGAAAAGCCTAGTTTATTGGAAACTTATAACACAGCTATTCAACACTGTATGGCTGAGCTGATTGTATATGACGACAAAACCAAAGAGAATGTAGGTATTTCGTCATTCAATAACGGAAAAGTTAGCGTAACTTATGGAAACTCAACTAGTGCCGAACAAGTCCAAAATGAAAAGAAAAATATCTGTTACAGGTATCTACCGGTAGCTTTACTCAATCCGGTGGCAGACTGGGAGCAAATATTATGAACATGTACAATAACGATTCCATAACTATTTTAAACAGAAACTCAGATAATACTTTTTCAACCCATCAAATTAAAAATTGCGTATGGACGGAAACTATTGCAAGCAATTTGTTAGGAGACGGCAAAGTTAAACATGCAGATATAACTATTATAGTTCCTAACAATTCTGAGTACGTAGAGCCGGAAGACTTCAACGGAAACGGATGGACCTTAAAACCAAACGATTATATTATAAAAGGCCTTGTTGATTTGGCGAATGTGACATCTGCAAACGTTAGAAACTTACAAAATACATACGGAAATAAAATGATAAAGATTGAATCTGTTGTCGACCGACGAAGTAATATCTTAAAGTCAATCGCTTTAACAGACCATTTTGAGGTGGTGGGCAAATAGTGCAAATAAATTTTCATTGGAATTCTTCGCCTCAAGCAATAGCGAAACGAATCACAAAGAATAATAAGATTAGACTTAAAACTGCAAATTGTTGCGCGAAAGTTATGGATAAATATGTACCAATGGATTCTGGTTTGTTGGCTCAAAATATTTCAATTACTCCAGGGCTCGTTACATACAATCAACAATATGCTAAAGTTAATTATTACAATCAGCGAAATTTTAGAAAAGACAAACACCCACTTGCAAAGTGTAAGTGGAGTGAAATATCGAAAAATGATTATAATCTAATTTCAAAAGAAATAGAACAATTTATGAAAGGTTGAGATTTATGAATAAATATGTTGAAATAAAGAAATGGCTAGAACGAAACTCTTTTGGAGATATTCGAATCAATGCCAGCTCTGACGTTGCTGAAATCTCACCGATAACAATTAAAACAGTAGCCAATGACAATATTCTAAGGCATTTCGTCGACGACGCAAAGGAGAAACGCTTGGAGTTTGTTGTTGGCTTTACTTTGGAATATTCGGAAGAGTTTGACGACGTTAATGACATTGCGCTTGAACGAATTGAGCAGTTTAAAACTGACTTACTCAATTGTGCAGACTTGCCAAACTTTGGCAACGATGTTATAATAAATAATGTAGAAACTGCCGAAACTCCAAGCATTTCGGTGGATTTTGACGGTAAAATTGCATATTATCAATTGAGTTGTTTTATAAAATATATGCAATAAAATTTTATAGAAAGGAAAGAAAGACATGGCATTTTATACAAGAAATCAATGGTGTGGTTTTATCGATATTTCTGAAACAAGTACACCAACATGGGCCCGTGTTCGTCTATCTGAGAAACTAGAGCTTGACGAAGGTACTAAAACAGAATCTTACAACTTTATTGATTCTGATTCAGAAACTACAACAATTACAGGATTTGCACCTAAGTTTGAGCTCGAACAGTTCGCAGAAGCTAACGACACACTTTATGCTTATTTGAATAAGGCTCAGCACGAAATGGATGCAACTAAAAGGGAAACTACATTCCTATTCTGTCGCCCTGGTTCTGAACACTACGCTGAAGAATACCCGGTTATGTTAACAGATATTAAAGTTAATGCTCCCGATCAAAAGATTGAGTACACACTTGCATCTCGTGGTAAAGCAACAATTGGAACATGGAGCATTGCCGACGGCGTTCCAACATTTACACCCGCAAGTGCTTCGACAACTTCTGGCGGTTCAACATCCGGCGGAACAACACAGAATTAAAATAATTTAAAAGGAGAATGATATAAATGTACGATTTTATTTACAATGGCGAGACTTACGAATTGCCAAAATACACTCTAAAGATAGCCGACCTTATCGGCAAGAGTAACGGCAGTACACTGAAAGAAACTATTAGAAAAAAGATTGATATAATTAAAGAGTTAATCGGCGAAGATTTCGTTTCGCAAGAAATTGGAAACATTAACGATTGTGACGTTAATGTTGTAAACTCTATTTTCGAAAATATCAAAGATATTTATAACAAAGTCAGTGAACGTACTGCAATTGACTTAATGAATAAAAGAATGGATGATTTGGAAATTGATAAGCTGGCCAGCCTTGTCGATAAAATTGACACAATATCATCTTTAGAAAAGAAACTTAAATAATTAAATGTTTAAGTTGTATGAGAGGTTACCGGAAACTATTGAGGTGGAAGGTAACCTTTTTGAGATTAAAACAGACTTTAAAGCATGGCTTGCGTTTTTAGAGCTGGCTCAAAATGAAGAATTGCAAGTTAATGATTATCTATTCATGCTAAAAAATGAAGAAGATAAGAAAAAGGCTTTTGAAGTTCTAAACGATTATGTTGTAGCCTTGTTTGATTTTATGAATAAATCTCCGGCAACTCCAAATATAACCAAAGAAGAAGATAACGACGACCAAATTATTGATTTTGCGTTAGATGGTCCTTACGTATACGCTAGCTTTATGCAAGCATACAACATTGATTTAATAGAAACTAATTTGCATTGGTACAAGTTTAATGCATTGTTTTTAGGGTTGCCAAACAACACTAAAATTTGCGAAATTATGCAAGCTAGAGCATATAAGAAATGTGAAGATTCTGAAGATAAGCTTTGGAAAAAGAAGAAAGAGTATTGGAAACTTCCTCAAGAAACTGTAAAGGATGAGGAAATTGAAAAGTATTGGGATGATTTATTCGGTGGATACTAAATAGAAAGGATGTGATTTTATGGCAGATGGAAAAGTTGAGATAAGCACCGAGCTTGATGATAAAAAACTTACGCAAGGACTTGGCGCAATAACTGGCAAAGTCGGTGCAGTTGCTAAAAATGTAGCAAAAATCGGCGCGGCAGCAGTTGGCGCAGTTGCTGCTGCTAGTTTGAAAGCATACGCAGAGTATGAACAGCTAAGCGGTGGTATTGAAAAGTTATTTGGTTCAAGCGCTAGCAAAGTGCAAAAATATGCAGATAATGCTTATAAATCTGTACAAATGAGCAAAAATGAGTATATGGAATTATCAACACAATTTGCTAGTTCTATGATAAAATCGTTAAATGGCGATACGAATAAAGCCGCTGAACAAACTAACAAGGCAATTACTCAAATGCGCGATAATGCTTCTGTATTTGGCTCTAATATGGAAGATATAGAAAACGCGTATAAAGGTTTTGCTAAGCAAAATTATACAATGTTGGATAACCTAAAGCTCGGTTACGGTGGTACAAAAACAGAAATGCAAAGGCTTCTTGATGACGCCGAGAAGATTAGTGGAATTCACTACGATATATCGAATATGTCTGATATTGTTGATGCAATTCAAGTTATACAAACTCAAATGCACGTAACCGGTAACGCCGCAAAAGAAGCGAGCGAAACAATTGAAGGAACTGCTAATCGAGTAAAGTCTGCATGGAGCAACTTAATAACAGATTTAGGAAATGAAAATGCAGATTTATCGGCAGATATGCAAAATTTGTTGGATTCTGTTATTGCGTTTGGACAAAATGCAGTGCCAAGACTAGCAATGATTTTAAGTGGCTTAGGAAAAGCAATTGCGACAGTAATACAGAAGCTACCATCCGCATTATTGCAGGGATTTAACGCAATTACTCCATTAGTCGCAAAAGTAATTGATGATATAATGACGTCGTTCACAACTCAATTACTGCCTAAGATGTCTAGCTTTATAAATAAATTGCCTAGTACATTAAACGCAATGAGCAAAACAATGGACAGTGCTTTGAATACTCTCAGAGCTTCAGTACTGTCTAAGATTCCTGCAATTTATACGCAAGTTGCCACAATGGTGGAAAACGGCATTAATATGCTAATGCAAATAACGACAACTTTACTTCCTAGGTTGACACAATTTGCTATTGATTTGGTTACTGCGTTAGGCAATTCGGTTATAGCGCAAGCACCTACATTCATAGGACAAATAGGAAGTTTTATGCAAATTGCACTGCAAGGAATTATGCAAAATCTGCCTATAATTGCGCAACAGTTATTAAATGGCGCAAGATCCTTAATTCAAAATTTAATTGCGCAACTTCCAGCACTTGGTACTCAATTAGGAAGCGCAATTGGTGGAGTAATACAAGCGATTGCGACTAATCTACCTACAATGTTAAATCAATTCGCAAATATAAGTAGTAGCTTCTTAGGGTGGTTAGTAACGCAAATACCATCGCTAGTTGCAGGGTTATTACAGTTTGCTTGGAATGTTATCGTTCAAGTGGCGCAGTCGTTACCTACTCTATTGGCTCAGTTGCCTGCTATTTTAATGTCAATCGCGCATGTTATTATAACTCAGATCGGTACGCTGATTCCTATGATATTTAACGCGATCCGGAGCAATTTAATACCATTTATGTTGTCATTCTTTCAAAATGTTGGACAAAACGCATTACAATTTATAATGCAATTACCTAGCATGTTAATGGGAGCAGTCGGTTCATTGTTGTCGCTTGGTCAGCGATTATGTAGTGCAATCGGAAATGGATTTAGAAGCATTCTTCCACAATTACCTGGCATTGCTTTGCAAGTCGGAAGTTTTATTTTATCGGCACTCGCGTCGTTACCAATGAAACTTTTAAGCGTTGGAGCTGCTGCGATGCGTGGATTCGTCAGTGGATTGCGAAATATTATTCCTCAAATACCAAGTATCGGAATTAATGCAATTAGCGGTCTAGCCAATGCAGTGCGCGGCGGGATTGGAAGAGTCGGAAGTGCCGCTCGTAACGTTGCAAGCAACTGTATAAATACGCTTAGAGGCGCCTTGTCTCCTAATACGTTAACTTCTGTAGGTAGCAATCTTATAAAAGGTCTATGGAATGGTATTTCTAACGTCGGTGGCTGGATAAAGTCAAAAATCGGTGGCTTTTGTAGTGGTGTTGTAAAAGACATCAAAGGATTTTTCGGAATACACTCACCATCACGTTTAATGCGTGACGAAGTTGGTAAATTCTTAGGCTTAGGTATTGGTGTAGGTTTCGACAAATCTCAACCGGAAGTTTCTAAAATGATGACACGTAGCTTAAGATATACGACAGATAATTTAAGACGCGCAAGCTTACAAGATAGCAATATGGCTTTATTAGGTGGCATTGCATCAAATACTAATACAGGTACAAATATAAATCAAGTTGTTAATGTTAATCAAAAAGTTTCTACTGTCGGAGAGCTTGCAAGAGAAATGAGATTGCAACTTAGATATGCCTAATATGGCAATTATGCTCACTTTATGTTATAATATGCATAGAGTGAGTATTTTTTTGAAAGGAAGTGAAAAAGTGAACGAAGTTAAATTGACTTTTGTCAGAGATGACAAAAGAAAGTTTGTTATAGATGGGATTGACTTGGGCATAACGGAACTAGATGGATTTGGAGACGTTTCCAATGAAATCACCACACAAACATGGGCAAATCAAGACGGCTCTTTTATTATGGGGCAGACTATAAAAGAAACTGACCGAAGTTTTACCGCGCTTGTGAAGTCAGTCAAAAATAACGATATTATCAGAGATAAAATCACAAATTTCTTTAACGCAAAACGTAGATACAAATGCATAATTTGTTATGCTGGGCAATGCAGATGGCAATATTGTTATTTACATAAAATGTCAGTCGGTACAGAGAATATTTATAAGTTGTTGCAGATTAAAGCGACTTTTCTATTTATAAATCCATATTTGTTAAGCATGGACGACTTTGGAAAAGATATTGCCAACGTTATTACCGGATATCCTTTCCCTTACGTTTCGGCTGCTGCCGGCAGAATTTTACCATCATACAAGGAATTTGCAAAAAGTGTTAATTTATTTAATGAGGGCGAAATCGATTCTCCGGTAAAAATAACAATCACTTTGGAAGAGTGTTCGGAAACTAGTTACCCTTTTGTGAATATTAACGGAAATAAAGTTTATATAAGAGTTGCTCCTAGTCAAAATGCACAAAAGCAGATTATTATCGACAGAACGGTTTTGCCGCCAACGGTAACAGATGGAGAGGGCAACAATATTCTGTCAACGGTTGAAAACGTTTCAAATTTAGTTAATTTGTTAATCGTAAAAGGTGACAACTATATTGAATACGGAAGTTACCATTTAAATGGTGGAAATATCGTGGAAGATTCAGAAATCACTAATTCTATGCATGTTGTTCTACAATATAACCAATACTATGCACTAATTTAAAGGAGATTTTATGCAATTTGTACAAAAAAAGATGCCAAATATTATTCTTCAGAACGCAGAATACACAAATTTATTAGAAGTCACACCTATAACTTTAGTAATTAATACTAAATATTATGAAGTTGACACGGCTACGATTGTTTTACCTTACGAACAGTGGACAACTGCAATTCAAACATATCAAAGTTTATTGAGTACTAGTTATGCTCACGATTGGCAGAGAGTTCGAGATGAGAGAACAAAGTCACCTACATTCTTCCTCAACTTAGATACCGGAGACTACTATTATATTAGCAAGATTCATTACTCAGAACAAAATAACAAAAGAATTGTAACTTTTGACTGCTACACTGAGGATCTGTTTTTGAATTATAGTTTTGTAAACCCTATGTCTCTAACTATGGCCGAAACCCAAGGACACAGAGGTGCAGTAGGAAACTATTGTCACAAACTTATGGAAGACGCGCAAACTGAAAGGTCTGCAAGTTTTGACATAGAACGTAGACCTTTAACTTTACAAGGAACTTTTAGCTACGCAGGCAACGCAACAAGTTTCAATGTAGAACCATATGCAAATATGGGAGAAACTATTAGAAGTATGCTAAAATTGCACCAAGCCGGCATTCATATGCGTGGAGATGCGCACCAAATTGATGTGTTTAGAGGAAACGACAGAACTCCGGCAAGTGGTACGAATCCGATAATTTTTTCGCAAAAGTTCGGAAACGTTTACAATGTCGACATTGTAACCAATAAGGAACACGTCAGAAGTGTTTTATCTGCTACGGCGCAATTTAATGGAAAACGTGCAGAATCTGACACGGACACATCAGCCTTGACAGTTAGCACAGATTCAAGGACTACACAGAACGGTCAAATTGTAAAACCTTCAGAGTTTTATATACCTTACTGCTTATGGGAAACTTTTAAGGAAAATCTTGATATGAAATTGACCCAAGAACAGTTGGACAATATGGAAGTAAATCAATTCGAGTTGCTACTTGCTAATGAATGCAGCAGACGACTGCACGAGACTTGTAATGTAATTACAAACATATCTTTTGACGTAGTTGGCAATTCTTACGTGTTCGGCGAAGATTTCAATATAGGCGACTTGTGTCAAGTAGAAATCGAAACTTTTGGAATATCTCAACCAATGCGAGTAATTGACGTGATGGAAGCATGGGAAAATAACGAGTATAAAGTAAATTATGAATTTGGAAACCCACTAAACCAGCAAGATACATATTAAAAGAAAGGACGTGAATATATGGGAGCATATGCATACCCAATAGATTCAGATAAAATAGAAACTAATGGAGTAGTAACATACGACAGAGCCGTTACTTCTGCAGAATATAGAAAAATAAGAAAGAGAACATTGAGTACCGGAGTTTATACAGGAATGAACGTCGTCGCCGACAGTGGTATGACTGTTATTGTAAACGCCGGCGCAGTCGAAATCGAAGGAGCTTGCAGGAATTTCGACACTAACACAACGTTAGCTTTGCAATCAGCCGATTCACATTATCAAAGAATCGACACTGTCGTTGTGAGATTAGATCTTAGCCACTCGGTTAGAAATATAAATTTATATGTAAAAATGGGTACACCTGCAACTACACCAGTTGCGCCGGAATTGACAAGAACGTCAGCTATTTACGAGATAGGCTTAGCTAACATTTTAATACCAGTCTCAAGCACGTCGATTTCGCAAGAGAGAATCACCGACACTCGTTTGGATACTAATCGTTGTGGGCTAGTCCATGCTTTAAATGATTTTGATTCTTCTGCATTATACAATCAAATAAGTGCAGATATGACATCATTTAAAACTACAGAGCAAACAAATTTTAATACATGGTTTGAGAGCATAAAAGGAACTTTAGACGGCGACACTGCTGGTCATTTGCTTAATTTAATCAAAGCGATTCCGTTGCAAATGCATCCGGTCGGCGAGTTGTATCCAACACTAAACGCAAATTTTAATCCTAATACTGCATGGGGTGGAACATGGAAACTAATCGAAGAAGGTCAAGTTTTGCTAAGTGCTGGGAATAATTATACTGCTGGGAATAGCTACGGAGAAAACTCACATACAATAACAATCAAAGAAATGCCTAAACATAGACATAATCCAATGACTTTAGCATATGGCGAACCATCTGCTTCGCCTAAAGGTTTAAACTACGGCAGTGCCTCAGTTGGAGAACACAGCGAATTTAATTGGATGGCTGAGGTCGGTGGTTCTCAACCAATGTCATTAATGCAGAAATCTATTGCGGTTTATATTTGGAAACGTACGGCGTAAATATACAAGGGTTGTCAGAAACTTGACTGACAACTCTGCTTCTGTTAGACTAAATTTGAAAGGACGTGATTTAATGAAAAATAACGTATTTAAAAGAAACGTTGATACAATACAATGGTTAAAATCTGCAATGGTTAGAGCAGTTAAAACAGTTTGTCAGACAATGGTGGCAAGCATTGGCACAACTGCAACAATCGGTGCAGTTGATTGGAAACTAGTAATATCAACAAGCTTACTCGCTGGGATTTTATCTGTGCTAACATCAATAAGTGGAATCCCCGAAGTATCAGAAAGTGAGGAAGTATAATGGTAACAATAGCAAGCGCAAGAATTGACGAAAACGGAAACGCACACGGCGGAAAACCTGGAGACCAAACCGGCAAAGAGGTTTGCACTCAGAAATTTTACCAGCATAAAAAAGGCTGGGATTGTCTAAGGTTTAAGAACGCGCAAGTCGGAAACGATTTAGCTGGATTCATGTTAGAAATCTGCAACAACAAACATATTGGTTACGACCAATATCATAGAAACGATTTATTTAACGAAATCAAAAAAGGAAAACTTCCTCAGAGCATTAACCATGACATTTCAACGGATTGCTCGGCTACAATTAGAAGTCTTTTGGCAATTGCTGGGATAAATACACCGGATTTTACGACTGCGAACGAAAAAGCCGTGTTGATGGCTACAGGACAATTTGAATATATTCCAAACGTAAGCGAGGGAATGCTTCGTGTAGGTGATATTTTAGTAACAAAGAAAAAAGGTCACACCGTTATGGTGGTTGGAACTGACAATAAGACAAGTACCTCAAATCATGCGAATTCTAGCGCAAATCGTTTTGAAATCGGCGCGACCTATAAAGTCACTGCAAGTGCTTTAAACGTGCGCAGAGAGCCAAATGCAAGCGCACATAAACTAAGCAAGTCGGAATTAACAAAAAATGCTCAAGCCCACGCAAATGAAAACGGAGCGCTAAAAAACGGAACTAAAGTCACATGTCAAGCTGTAAATGGGGATTGGGTAAGGATTCCAAGCGGCTGGATATGTGGAAATTATTTAGAGCGTGTATAGCATGAATACTGCAATCATAACGGCTTTAATAACAAGTTTTACAACTATCGTGGGAGTTGTAATCACTAATTCAAAACAATCAACAGAAACTCAGAAGAATTTGGAGATAAAATTATCAGAGTTTAAGAATGATTTACAAAGTCAAATCACAATTTTAAAAGATTCGTTTGCTAGAATGGAATCTAGACAAGAAAAACAAGAGGAAATTGTTGAAAAGCTGAAAGAACACGGAACTCGAATTGCAATTCTAGAAGAAAAACAGAAGAATTGCGAGTCTAAATGCAATAACAATTAAATGACTAGATCGGAAGTGCAAAGTGGCAGATAAAATTACAGATAAAATTACAGATAAAGAAACTAATTTAACGTTTATTGGGATGTTGCAAAACGAATTAACGCGAAAAACGAAACTAATCTATTTTTTAGAAGTTTTGTTGTTAATAAATAATTGCCTGTGGTTATTAGCCTGGGCAATCCCACAATAAAACCAGGAAGGAAGTGATTAGCATATTTAACAAAATCAAACGCGCCGCAAAAAAAGTTTATAGAGCATTAGACAAATATTTTACTCATCATAACCATCCATAAAAGAGAGGTGATCCAAAATTATCTCATTAAAGGAAGTGCCAAAAGGTACTTCCTTTTTTGTTTACATTATATAGGTAGAAACTAATA